GTGTACCAGGTCCTGCTATTGGTCATCTAAATATGTTCTTAGGTCATTCTGATACAGGCAAGACAACGGCACTTGTAAAGGCAGCTGTTGATGCACAAAATAAAGGAGTGTTACCCGTATTCATTATAACTGAACAAAAGTGGTCATTTGACCATGCAAGAACAATGGGTTTCGAATGTGAGGAAGTTGTCGATGAAGAAACAGGTGAATTGGATTGGGATGGATTCTTCCTATTCAATAACAACTTCGAGTATATCGAACAAATTACCGACTATATCAACGAACTATTAGATGCACAAGAAAAAGGTGAGTTAGAATATGACTTACTATTCTTGTGGGACTCTGTTGGTTCTGTCCCTTGTAAGATGACTTTTGATGGTAAGGGAGGTAAACAACACAATGCCGCAACATTAGCGGATAAGATTGGTATGGGTATCAACCAAAGAATTGCGGGTTCACGTAAGGCGACATCAAAATACGAAAACACCTTATTGATTGTTAATCAACCGTGGGTGGAATTACCTGACAACCCATTTGGTCAACCAAAGATTAAAGCTAAGGGTGGTGAGGCAATTTGGTTAAACTCATCTTTAGTGTTTTTATTTGGTAATCAGAAAAATGCGGGAACCAACAAGATTGCTGCGGTTAAAGACAAGAGAAAGGTTAAGTTTGCGGTAAGAACAAAAATATCGGTAATGAAAAACCATATCAATGGATTAGGTTATGAAGACGGTAAAATTATTGTAACACCACATGGTTTCCTTGCTGGTAAGGAATCTACTGAAGAAAAGAAGTCTATTGAGCAATATAAAGGAGAACAAGCGGAATATTGGAAAAAAGTCATCGGTACTGATGGTGACTACAAATTGGAAGAAGTAAAAGAAGTCTAACCTATAATAAAGGTATTTTGACAAAAACATTATTAGTAGACGGAAATAACTTATTTAAAATTGGGTTTCACGGAGTAAGGGAATTCTACCATGAGGGTAACCATATTGGTGGTATTTTCCACTTTGTGAATACATTGAAAAAATTCTTAGTTGACCACAATTATGATAAAGTAATTGTATTTTGGGATGCTGAGAATAATTCTAATTCGAGAAGAGACATACTCGAACAATACAAAAGAAATAGAAAAAGAAGTCTTAACGAACAACAACAGATTTCATTTGAATGGCAGTTGTCGAGAGTTAAGAAGTATTTAGAAGAGATGTTCATTAGACAAGTATCCATAGATGGGTGTGAGTCTGATGACGCAATTGCTCACTATTGTAATATATCTCATGATGAATACAAAACTATATTTTCATCAGATAAGGACCTTACACAACTTATCTCAGACAAAGTAGAGGTTTACTCACCTAACCACAGAAGAGTCTATAAGGAAGGAGATAATATACCCCTTAAAGACATTTCAATACCACACTATAATATTACTACATTTAAAATCTTGTCAGGTGATAAGTCTGACAATATTGATGGTATTTATTTATTAGGGGAGAAAACATTTGTTAAGATATTTCCTGAGATATTGGACAATGTCATATCTGTTGACGATATTATACAACGTACTAAAGAATTACAATCGGAGGGAGATAATCGAAAGATTTTACAAAGTATCAAAGAAGGAAAAACTAAAAGAGGGGTTTTAGGAAAAGAATTCTTTGATATTAACAAAAAAGTTGTAGATTTGTCCTCACCAATGATAAGTAATGAAGGTATGGAAATGGTTGAACTCTACTATACGGAAGAGTTAGACCCTGAAGGAAGAGGATATCAGAATCTAATGAGAATGATGATGAGTGATGGAATCTTCAAATATTTACCCAAAAAAGACGATAATTGGGTAGAGTTTATAACACCTTTTATGAAACTAACAAGAAAAGAAAAAAAACGTTACAAAAACAAAATTTAAAAAAATGAAAGAAAAAAATGACGTAACAAAAATGGAGTTTGTAATGATGTTGAATGAGAACATAGTTGTTCAAAGATACTTCAACGTTAGAGGTTACAATCCTAAAGCAAGAAAGAGTATTGATGTACTTGAATTTGTTAATGATTTTACGAGTCAATTAACCGACATTTTGAAAGATAGAACTAACATGTATTTGTTAGACCACTACAATCAAATTGCGTTGGACCCGGCAATCTTAGACACTTCAAATACTGATGGTGAAGAGAATTTCCACATTAAAATTAGACTTGGTGATGAGACAATTTGTCATAGAGTATTTAACGGAAAATTATACCCACCTAAAATAAGATACACCGTAGACATACGTCCGCAACTAAAAAGTGTACTTAGGGGTCTAACGGATATTTTCTCATCTGAAAATTTAACTTACGAGTACATGGATTATAGCTTAGTATAACCATATTTATATTTTACCCTAAAGAAAATTAATTGATATGTCAAAAGAAAAAAACTTCGGTTACTTAGGTAACTCATTTCAAATACAACTTATAAACAACATCGTTATTGACAAGGATTTTGCCAATTCGATTGTTGATGTTATTGACCCGAAGTATTTTGATAATCAATATTTTAAAATCATAATGCAAATGATTAAGGAGTACTATAGTAAGTACGAACATACTCCAACATTTGCAACATTGGAACAACTTACGAAGAGTGAAATTAGTTCACCTATGGCTCAGAAGATGGTTTTTGACATGATAGAGAGTGTTAAAGACTCACCTATTGAAGGTTCAGATTTCGTACAGGAAAAATCACTTAAATTCTGTAAACAACAAGAGTTACAGAAAGTAATGTCAAAGGCTCAGAAAATCATCGATAAGGGTGATTTCGAATCGTATGACCATTTAGAAGAGATGGTTAGAGAAGCGTTACAAGTTGGTGAAGTTGATACCGGAACAGCAGATGTGTTCTCAAATTTAGATGTGGTTTTAGACGATGACTATCGTCACCCTATTCCGATGGGGGTACCAGGTATTGATAATCTAATGAAAGGTGGGTTAGCTAAGGGAGAAATCGGTGTTATATTGGCACCAACAGGTGTGGGTAAAACTACTTTCCTAACAAAGATGTCGAATCACGCATTTAACTTGGGTTACAATGTGTTACAGATTTTCTTTGAGGATAACCCGAAAATTATCCAACGTAAGCATTTCACACTATGGACTGAAATTGCACCTGATAATTTATCTAATCATAGGGATGACGTAATGGAGAAAGTTAGACAGATTAAGGAGAACACAAATAACTCTTTAACTTTGAAAAAACTACCTTCTGATACGATGACCATGAATCAGATAAAAAATCAAGTTAGGAAGATGATTGCTGAAGGAAATAAGATTGATATGATAGTTATAGATTATATTGATTGTATTACACCTGATAAGAATTTAGGTGATGAATGGAAGAGTGAGGGTTCAGTAATGAGAGCGTTTGAAGCGATGTGTCATGAATTGGACATTGTTGGATGGACAGCAACTCAAGGTAACCGTTCATCGATTTCTTCAGAAGTTGTAACAACAGACCAAATGGGTGGTTCTATTAAGAAGGCTCAAGTAGGTCACGTAATCATTTCTGTTGCTAAATCATTACAACAGAAAGAAATGAACTTGGCAACTATCGCAATCACTAAGTCTCGTATCGGGAAAGATGGTGTTGTGTTTGAGAATTGTAAGTATGATAATGAAATGTTGGTAATTGATACTGAACAAAGTATGACATTCTTAGGTTTGGAAGAACAGAAAGAAGAAAAACAAAGGGATAGAATTAAGGAGCTCATGGAAAAGCGAAAGCAACGTGAGAACATTTAAAATAAAATATAAATAAACTAAAATAGAATTACTAGTATGAACAGTAAAGAAACTAATTATGTGATTAAAAGAAGCGGGGAGAAAGTAGAGTTTCAGTCCGAAAAAATAAAATATGCGGTATTAAAAGCAATGAAGAGTGTCGGTAATATTGATGATGATATGGCTGAAAAAATTGCAAGAATAACGAGAAAAGGGATTTTCAGAGGGGAACCAGATAGAGTTCCTCACGTTGATGAAATACACGATATGGTAGAGAATAAACTTATGGATAACGGTCTAAATGACGTTGCAAAAGAATACATCATTTACCGTAAGGATAATGGTCCGAATATCTTTACAAAAAGAACGAACTTAAAACCTTACGAGTACCCTAATCTTAATGAGTATGTTGACGCTATTAGACACTCATATTGGGTACATACAGAATTTAATTTTACTTCTGATATTCAGGACTTTAAAGTGAATCTCGACAAAAAAGAAAGAACTGCAGTTAAAAGAGCAATGTTGGCGATTTCACAAATTGAGGTTGCTGTTAAATCATTTTGGGGTGACATATACAAAAGAATGCCAAAACCAGAGATTGGTAACGTTGGTGCTACTTTTGCAGAGTCAGAGGTGAGACATGCTGATGCTTACTCACATTTAGTACAATTGTTGGGATTAAATAATGAGTTTGAAACACTTTTACAAGTACCTGCTATTCGTAAAAGAATTAAGTATTTAGAGAAAGCAATTACAAATTCAAAGGCAGTTGAAGACAAGGAATACTTCGAATCGGTTGTTCTATTCTCAATGTTCGTAGAGAATGTGTCACTATTCTCACAATTTTTAGTTATTATGTCATTCAATAAACATAAGAATATGTTGAAAGGTATTAGTAACGCTGTTGAAGCGACATCAAAAGAAGAAAACATACATGCTGGATTTGGTTTTGATTTGGTAAACTTAATTAAAAATGAAAACCCAAGTTGGTGGACAGACGAACTAAAAGAAGACTTAATTGTTGCAACTATGGAAGCATATGAGGCGGAGTCAGAAATCGTAGAATGGATTTTTGAGGAGGGAGATTTAGATTTCTTAACTAAAAACCAAACTATGGAATTTATTAAACATAGATTTAATGTATCATTAAACTCTATTGGTGTAGATGGTATCTTCGAAGTTAACGAATCTTTGTTGGAAACTACAGAGTGGTTTGATGATGAGATATTAACTACAAAACACACAGATTTCTTTAATAAGAGAAGTATTAACTACAGTAAGAAGTCGAAATCAATTACATCTAACGA